ATGTTAATTTAGCATCATCTTTCAATGCTTCTCTTTGTAATTCTGCTTCTTCAAATGTAAAATTAAGAATATTTTTATACATCCAATCTTTAGATATAACTTTTAATTGATCCATTTTTTGAATCAATTCAATTTTAGCCGTCCAAAGATTTACTTTTTCTTGTTCATATATTACCGATGGTAATGTTAAACTTAACTCAAAATTAGTTAATTCAGAATCTTCAATTCCTTGTGCGTATAAATGAGCTATTGCAATCTTTTCTAATCCATCAACTACAATTCTTTGTAATCTTTCGATTGTTTTTGCAAATCTCATATCTTGACCAGCTAATGTTGCCTTTGAGTTACCATCTTCAATATATCCCAAATGTTGTTTCGGTATTTTTAAAGCTGCGAACATTTTGTTCTTTAAGTAATCAATATCTTCAATAGGAGAATATTCTAATCCATCTAAATTTGAGATTTCAGTTCCACTATCACTACCTCTTACTGGTAAATAGAAATCTTCCATTAAGTTTTGAATATTATATTTTAAATTATATTCACCAGTTGTAGAGTTGATATATGGAGTTTTTTTAGATTTGTTGATTATTCTTTGAACATATTGATCAACTTCATTTGGTGGAATACCACCCACATCTATTTTAAAAATTCTCTTTTGTGGTGCTCTTACAATTCTATGAATAATCATAGCATCTTCCATTAAAGATAATTGTTTCCACAATCTTCTTGCACTTTCTAAGAATGATTTTCCGTAAGGTAAGAAATTGGTATCACTTAATAATCTAAAGTGTGCCATTTCATAGTTCTCATATTCTTGTTTTTGACCTGCAACAAACATAGATTTTGTTGCTAATGGAGTATGAACAAACTTTACAGCCTGCCAATTGTTTGGGTCAAATCCTTCAACTCTCGTAATTTCATATGCTGATAATGGTTGAACACCTACTATACCTAATTTATCTGCAATTTCCAAATGTAAAAAGAAATCACCATATTTAACTAAATTTCTTACCCAAGGCCATAAATTAAAATCAACATTTAAAACATCATAAAATAAATTATCTAATAATTCTTTTACTTGTTCGTTATTAGTTTTGATTTCTACTACTCTACCAAATTCATTTCTAGCAGTTGATTCATCTGCGTAAATATCCAATGCTGCACCGATAATTGGGTCCATATCCATTGAATCGTAATCTCTAAATAATTCTTGTCTTATTTGTTGATATGCCAAATAATTCTCATAAGTAGAATTCATAGATGATGAATGAAGACGAGTGTATCTATCTCTAAGGTTAGTAGCGATAGCCTGTGTTTCATCAAAATCAATTACTCTAATCTTACCATCTGCTGTTCTACGAACCATTGTGGTTGTAGAGAACAGCTTTTTAAGCCTTCCGTATATTGTAGTATCTGCCATAATTTATTTTACCATTTTCTACAAGACCAATATCTTGCTTTAGTTCTAGGACCCGGATTATCACAATTATGTCTAGCTCTAAAAGATTTTCTTCTTTCAGGATTTGACTTTTTAATTCTCATATTTGGATCACCAAAGTTTACCTTAACAACTCTACCTGCAGGGTTCTTAACATATACTTTAAATTTCTTAACATCTCCTCTCATTGGTTTACCCAACGGAACTTTTCTACCTTGATATTCTGCTTCTTCCAATGTAGATTCTTTATACATTTCTTTTTCTTTCATTTTAGTTTTCATAAAAGAAATGAAATCATCCATATCATATTCATTCTCTACATCATACTCATCTGTCCAATCATCATCAACTTCTTCACTTACTTTACCGAATCCGGTTCCACTATAAATTTTACCTAATTCGATTTCTTGACCATTTTCCATAGTTATTGATTTCCTACTTAAAGGTAAACCAAAAAATTCATATAAAAAACTTTTCTTCATACTTTTTTCCTATTATTATACAATATATAAATATCAAATTATCGAATTAACCATCGCAAGTCTTCAAAATCATCTTTATTTAGTTGCATTTGATACGGATCAACTTTTAAATCATCATTTGTATATAATGCATTATATTCACTTTTTTGAAATCCATTTAATGCACTTCTACTCATACCGATTCGTTCTCCCTGTAATCTCAATGCTGTATCCCTAACCCATAATCCAATTCCTAATGCCATAGTTAAATCATCATTATAACCTCTTGCTGCCTCTGCTCTACCATTAGCCCATACAAAGGTAAACAACTCATCTATCGTTCTCTTAGACCTTATTACAACGGATTTATCCTTCATATATGCATCTATCTTAGAAACAATCATAGGACGAGTTCTGGTTGTAATTGTAAAACCAGGAATCATCTGTTTTTGTTCTCTATAATATTTGTTTGTAAATTGAGTGTCTACATCAACATACTGAATATCTTTAGGTTGCCAAAATAAATTTTTATAATCTCTATCTAAAATTTGTTGTATTGTTGCCCAACCAATATTTGCATTATCTACAATTAGTAATGCATCATTGTAATCCGTTGCTACACTTATCAATAAATTAGCAAAATCTTTAGGGTCTATCTTTCCTTTATATTCCGCAACTTGTTCCATTGATTCAATATCAATAACATGAAATGCAGAATAATCCGCACCATCACCTCTACTCACATCCGCTGTTACTACATAAGTTCTACTATAATCTGGTTTATTCCAAACCCATAAATTATTATCAAATCCTCTCTTTTCTTCAGGATCTTTTATGTAATTATCTGTATACCATTGTAGTAATTCACCATCAATTACATTATCACCGGAAGAAATAAAATCACAATCACATTCTTGTGCTGCCTGTTTATCACCTAATTGTTGAGTTTGTTCATCTCTCCAACTTTGATCTCTATCAGGATGAACAGTCCAGTGTAGTTTGATTGGATTGAAAAGGTTTTGTCCATTTTCTGCACCAACCCACATTCTATGAAACCAATTACCCACACCATTAGGAGTAGAAAGTGCAATACAGTCACCACCGGTAGCAAGTGTTAATTGAGTACCAGTCCATATCTCATCTATATAATCAATGAAGGCTGCTTCATCAAATACCAATAATGATAAGGCTTCAGAACGACCAGAGTCAGGTTTTGAAGATACCGCTTTGATTTGAGAACCATTTTTTAAACGAAGGGAAAGTTTGTTATCTTCCGATTCTGCAACTCTTAACCATACAGGTAGGAGTTGGTTCATCGTTCTAACTTTTAATACTAAGTTCTTTGCAACATCTTGTTTGTTGGCAATAATAAGGACGTTGAAATCCTCTTGGAATATCATTCTCCATAAAGAATATCCCGCCACTAAGGTTGATATACCTAACTGACGAGATTTCAATACAATGTTATATCTATTATTTGCGAAATCCGTTAACGCCTCTTCTTGGAAAGGATACAATTCAAATGGTATCTTTCCTCTCATCGGATGTTGAATCTTACAATATTTTTTCATAAAGTATACCGGATCACTGGCACACTTTTGATATTGTTCCTTAATTACATCCTTTAGGGATTTTTGGGGAGTATTCATTATTTTTTAAACTTAATCTTCCAATAAACACCAGCTCCGATGTATGGTGATAATGTTCCATTAGTTCCGTCGGTTACTCTATTAGCAACACCAATTCCTAAATTATAAATTTTATCTTTTTTAGTTTTTACTAATATACCAGCACCAACATTTGAAACTACATCTGCTTTGTTAAATCCACCTGTAAAACCATAATATACTTGTGTCTTTGGTAATTCTTTAACAATAAGTGTTTCTTTAATTTCTCTTTGTTTTACTTTAGCATCAAAAGTTCTGCCTAAGATTTTGTTTTGTGAAATTGTATCAGTTACTGCAACTGTTCCTAATGAATCAGGTAATACCAATACATCCTTATATAATACCTTTGAATAGTAATCTTTTAATAATGCTGCTGTATCTACTACTGCAGGAATTATAACTTCTTTTTCAACAATTGTTTCATGATAAATATCTGCACCTTTCTTAGTTACTACTTTAGTCTTTACAACTTCAAATGTATCTATATCATGTTTGATTACTTCGTATTTTTTACCATCGATTCTAACCGTTCTTCCTGGTATTTTACCACCTGGATTGAAATATTCTAATAATACGATTACTACTAATACTGCAATTGCAATGTTCTTAATGTTCAAAAATTTCATTATATACCTCTTTTATTGTGTCCCAGTCTTTGTCTACTGCAATTTGGAACTTTGTTATTAATTTTTTTATATTTTCAATATCACTATCTAAATCTTGCTTCACCTTTTCAATATCACCTTCTATACTCCATCTTTCAATTGTACCATCTGCATTTGCAAATGATGGAACTGTATCTGCATCTTTTCTAGCTTGTTCAAATTTTGCTAAATCATCTTTGAATGTTGCCAATGCTTTTGAATTTATTTTCCAATTTTCATATGGTTTATATAAATTCATCAATTTTAATTTTGATTCACGATCTACCAAACAATTAATACAAAACCCTGTTTGTTTTATAAAACGTAAATTTGCTCCTTTTGGGTTTATAGTTTTACAATCTGTTGCTTTACATACCGATAATGAGTCCAAATAATCTCTAGCCGCATCGTATTGTGTAACTCTTGAAATAAATCCCTCATGTTGTTCCCATTCTTTACCATCCTTATCTACCCAAGTATCACCCACTTTTCTTTCTACTTTTTCTGCTTCCCATCCAACAACTGCGTTTCCATTATCTCTACCATGCATCACATCCAAAATCTTTTTTCTACTTGGATGCATCCATGCTTTCTTATCTTTGTTTCCTTTACTCTTAATCAACATATGATATAACTTTATATATAAATATATATATTTTTATTTAAAATACCTAATTATCCCATAGCATTTTTAACCATCTGCATTGCACTCTTTCTAACTTTAACATTTTTATCGTATCCTAATGCAGTTTTCACTAATATCATTCTACCAGTATCAGGATTTTTAATTTTACTATTTAATATCTTATTAACTTTTTTGTTATTTTTTAAATTAGTTACTTGTTTTGGTTTTTGTGTTTTTGTTGGTTCTTGTTTTATTTTAGGTTTTGTAGTAGTATTTTTAGCTTTTTCTGCATTCTTAGTTCTTACTACAATTCTAGCAAATATATCTTTGTCAAATTTAGGATAAATCTGATTAAATATTTTTTTCTTATCTGCTATACTCATAGTTGGATTACCAAATGTAGCTCTCAATTGTGTTCCACTAATATTTTTACCATTTACTTTTAATTGCATCTCAGGTGCAACTATGTAATATCCCTCATCCTCATATCCTTTTCTTTTAGTATCAGAAACCTTATCATAGTTTTTAAAATACTTACCACCCTGTTCTAATCGTTCTGCATCTTTTTGAGAAACCGCTGTAACATAGGTTGTATCTTTAGGTAATTTACTTAATATTTCTGCTGGTTGATATGGATTTTTAACCTGAACCACTTTATTTGAAGGAATACCAAACATCTTGGTCATTATATCCTTTTTCTCTTTGAATGGGAACGGAGATTTAACTGCATCCATTACATTTGATGATGCGATATAAACATTTTCTTTACCAAACTTTTTAACTAATGCCTCATAAATACTATAATGACCGGCGTGGAATGGTTGAAATCTACCTGTAAAAATTGCAACTTCTTTTTTAGAAGTTTCTTCTTTTTTTGTATCTTCTTTTTTAGGTTTATCAAATTTAAATGTTCCTTGTATTTGATTGATAGGTGCAAATGCTCCTGTAAATTTATATGGTTTTCCGTTATATTGGAACACCACACCTTCCGATGGAACTATTTTATCCATGCCAATACTTTCTAATCTTTCTAATTCTATTTGTAATTTAGTAAGTTTATCAGTATCTTTACTATCTTTAATTCCTTTTATAGATTTTATTGTTTCTTTTCTTAATGCATCTGCTGCTTTTGGATTGTTCGATGCTAAGAAATTTGTTACTCTCCTTAATGATTGTGCACCTACATTTAAGAAAACCATTTCGATTGGTTTAATCATTTGTTTTTGTGATTTAGCTAAATTATTTGTTTCATAATTTCTAAACCATTCTTTTGCTCTATCATCATTAAAAGATTTTACACCAAATGATTTATCACCATCTGCCCATCTTTTAACTAAACCAGCTTTTTCTTTATTAGATAATTGTAGTTTATTATTTTTTTGTTGAGTTTCAATTTCTCTTTTCCACCATTCAGTACGATAATCTGCTAATTTAGAGTTATCTTTTAATCCAAACTCTCTTGCCGCTTTATCTAATTGTGAATTATATTCTTTAGCTTTTTTAGTATATTCCTTTGATTCTGCATCACTAAATGCAATAGTTTTAGGACCTTCTATACCAAATGTTTTTTGTCTATCTGCACCAACTTTTTGAACTGCTGTTGCAAATGTATTAGCGTCATCCGTTGAACGACTAACTTCATTACCTTCTTTATCATACTGAATTGTTCCGTGCATTACTAATACACTTTTACCATAAGGAATTACATTTGTAGTATCAGGTAAAATGATTTCTAAACTCATAAATTTAGAACCATTACCAAACATTTGTTTAACTTGTTGTGGTGTTAATTTTTTAACTGCTGATTGCAAATCTTCAGCTGCTCCAACAAATGCCTTTTCAATACCACCTCTACCTTTAAATTGATTGTATATTCCTTTTACATCTAATGCATTTTCACCACTATTTCTAACATGTCCTTTATTTCTACCAAACACCACCTTACCATCTCTAACACTAAATGCAATATTTTGTCCATCTAATTTCTCACTAACAGGTGCTTCTTTATCCAATCCACCAATAAGACCTCTGTTAATCATTTCTTTCATATCATCGAAAGTCAAATCTTCATCTTCAAATGGATGTGCTAAATGTCCCGCAGCTCCACCTTCCATTATCAATCCTTCATTAATACCTTCCGTTTGATTATATTCAAATTCACCTTCGTAATCTACTACTTTAATTGGAAGTTTTTTACCAAATGCGGTAAAACTCATTAACCTTGTATTTCCTGCTAATAGGTGTAAATCACCATTTTTATCTCTTAATGCAATTGGTGCAGGAACTTGTGAATTTGATTTTATTCCGTTTTCTAATCTATCCCAATCTTTACCATATTCCGTTGCTCTTTCTTTACCTAAATTATACATTGCTTGCATTCCCCCTTCTTCACTTGCTGCTAAAATATCACCTACATCAGTATTGTTCATATTTTGCATTTCTTCAGCTGAAAGATATATTGGATCTGCTGCTTTCATTTTGTAAATCATATCGACTTCATCTTTGAAAGCGTTTGGAGCAATCTTTTTTGTTACCTCATTGTTAAAATATTCCCCAGTTTCTTCGGAATATTCCTCTCTACTATAATCTCTAATATTTTTTACCTTTGCTCTTTCATCATCCAATATTTCCCAACCATCTTTACCGGCCATCCAATTTAAATTAGTTGCAGTTGCCTGTTGTGCAGTTGCAGTTGGTTGTGTTTCAATATGATCCGTATTTCTAATTGGAGTTGCATTTGTAGGTTTTCCACCAGGATTCCACTTAGGTCTTGTTTTTAACCTTTTAATATGTTTATGTTTTTTACTACCAGCTGCTTTTTCAGGTTCATTTGCATTTACCATTTTAAGTGCAGCTTTGTATGCTGGATGATTTTGTGGATAATTCAGTGCTGAACGAACTTTGATTTGTTCTCCTGTTTCTGGATTAACTACTATTAAATCTAATGTTTTATTTGAATACCCAGTTCCTGCTTGACTAGCTTCTGTAATTTCATTTTGTTTTTCAATCTTTGCTAGCTTAGTATAATAATGTAAATCTTCCCACAAATGATCTTTTGCTATTTCCGCTGCTTTACGAACATCATTTGTATGTTCCATTTCAACTTTAATACCTTTTTTAAGTTCTCTTTTAACAACTTCCAATACATTCTTATAATCATAGTAATCACCGGAATATTTCTTTGCTATGTCTATCAATGATTTACCTTCTGCTTTTCCGCCAGGTATGATATCTTCATTTTTATCATCCTCATCCGAATTATCAGGTGCACCATTAATATATCCATTAGGTAAAGTAAGTCCTATACCTACACCACCAGGAAATCCTTCTTTAATTAAGGCTTTTACAATTGAATCAATAAATTTCATGACTATAAATATAGATTAAACATTCTTATAAATGAATGGATCTCTCTTTCTAAGTTCTTTTATTTTCTTTTTGAACTCTTTTTTTAATTTGTAATTCTTGTATAATTGCTTCAATTTGTCAATTAATTTTTTCATACTATAAATTTAATTTTTTATAAATATCTATGTAACTATAACTATTGTTTTTTATATTTTCAATAACAAACTCCTCTATTAATTCTGTTTTATTACCTAAATTATTTAATAGGGTGTGATTATGCTCCAATACTGAAAAATTATTTTTTATAAGAATTTCAATATCTTCTAATGATAAATTGTTTAATCGTTTAATTTCATTTATAATCATTTCCATTCTTAAATTATTATCATCTATTGTATCGTATGTTTCATCAATTATCCAATCAAATGTTTTAAATCCAATTTCTTTTAAATATTTTAACAAATGTGGTCTACCTACTACAATAAACGGATGAAATTGATATAATGGTTTCCATATTTTTTCACTAATAAAATCATTATGAATATAAAATGAAGTTTCGGTTACAATACTAATATATGAATCTAAAAATAGATTTTCATTTTCATGTTCATATCCATTGGTATTTTGAATATCCTCTCTATCTGCTATTACTTTATCCGGTAATAAATCAAATTTTTCTTTTAATGCTGGTTCTTTTTCAAATAATATAGGAACTTCATTTGTAATTAATGTTTTATCGAATGATATTATAGATTCAAATGAAATATCATTTAAAATTTCACACATTAATTTAACTCTATGTAAATCTAATCTTCTATTTAATGATAAAAATTTATAAGGTTTTTTTAAATTAATATGTTTATCAACTAGATTTTTATTTATATGTTTATAATAAAAATGTTTAGATGATGCTGTTAGATAAAAAGAATAGTTTATTACATTTGGATATTTTTCTATATTATAACTTTCTTTAAATTTATTTAGTTTTGTTTCTAAATTATAATCATTTAAAATTACTATAATATTATCAAACTTAATACCTACGTTTTTTGCACCTAAATAAATGCCTTTTAATAACCAATCACTCACCCAACCTTCATGTGAATAATTAATTAAAAGTTTTCCTTTATCATTATTTATTTTATCTATTATTTCCTTTGGTATTTTATCAAAAAAATTAGCGTAATCATCTATTGCTTCAACATTTAGTGAATACATTAAATGACCCCAAGGTTCTATTGCATATACCCAATCATCTGAATTTATATCTGATGTAGTTTCTAATTTTTTTGTTTTTAAACCAATATTACTTAACCAACAATTATGTTTGTTTCCAAATTTGTTTTCTAAATCAAACGATATAATATGATTTTCAATACTAGTATTATAATTTAAAAAAATATAATTTAATACATCTATATTTAGACAATTTGCTAATGGTTTTCCTAAAAACCATTTATCATATAACAATTTCATTTGTGGAATCGTTTTCTAAATATGATATAATACTATCTGCAATTACTCTATGACATTCAATTGTAGAATGATCATCGTTTACTTTTTTACCATTTCTAGTATAATCTGATTTACTTATTTGAAGTTTAGGATTATATTTAAATAAATGAACTAAACAATCAAATTCTTTATTATCATATTTAAGTTTCATAAATTTGTTACTTAAATATTCATCTTCAAAAATATATGGTAAATATTCTTCATGCCAACTCCATATTTTAGATTTAACACCAATTTCATCTAGTTTTTGAAATGTTTCTTTTATTAATTTTAAATTTTGTTTTATAAAATAAATTTCCATTTCTTCCCAACTATTAAAATTTTCACAATAAAATTTATAAAAAATATTATAATAATCATCACTCATAAATCCTATAAAATTAGTTATTTTATTTTTATGTTTTTGATCTTCTCTTAATCTAATTCTAGCTATATTAAGTGATATTTTTTTATCATCTAATATTATATCATTATTTCTAAATGGATCTGTTAATTGAAATATAACATATTCAATTTCATCCGGATTATATGTTTGTATTTTTTCTGAATTATTATATGACAAATTAGATTTATTATTGTTATTTAAACCAAACGATTCATTTATAAAATCTATGGACATATCATCAGAACCACCATTACCATGTCTTGTAGTATCCCATGTTCCAAAATAATCTGCAATTAATCTACTGAATCTATTTTTACAAATAAAATTATAAGTTGCATAATTAATTTTATTTACATCAAATTTAGTATTTAATGTATCTACTATTTTATAAGGGGCGTACCATTCTAATCCACCTCCCCAAGTGTAAGAACAACCTGTAAATAAAATACCTTTTTTAAACATAATATAATTCTGGATATTCTATTAATATATGAATACCGCCTTCTTTTGTTGCGTATTTGTATGCTAATTCAATATCGGTAGGTGTTTTTAAATCGTGAAATTCAATGTTTTTACACATAGATTTAAACTCTTCAAAATAATTTCCTCTATGTTGGTGACCAGGATCTAATGGTTTATCCGAACCTTTACCTAATCTTATAATTAAGTTTGGTTTCCATTTTCCACCACTCATTAAACCAATTTTATCAACATGATTTACTAATTGATTGGTTGCACATATAATGAAATCCCAACGAGGATAGAATGTAATTACTCTTTTACCTGCCATTGCCATACCCAAACTCATTCCCATTTGAGATTCTTCCATTACTGGAACTTCAATCATTTTTTCTTTTGGAACATTACCCAGTGTTGTACTCATAGGATTTCCAGGAAATACAATTTGCTGACCAATAAATACGGAATCTTCTAATTCTGCCAAATTTGTCATTGCATTTGTTAATGCATCTTTATATGGTGTGTATTGTGGTGCACTCATAAATTAATTATTAAATTCATCTTTATGTTCTAAATACCATTCGTATGCATTTGCTAAACCATCTTCTAATGATGTAGTTGCTTGCCATCCTAAATTATCATAAATCTTAAATGAATCAATTTTACGAGTTGGAATCATAGAAGGTTTACCTTTGATAAATTCGGTAGGTGCATCAAAGTTTGCAATTCTTTTCATAGATTCTAATACTTCTAATACTGAATATACTCTGTTAGAACCAACATTATAAACTTGAAAATCTTCAGTTTCTTTTTCCATCACAATTTGCAATGCTTGTACAAAATCTTCAATGTATAATAAATCTCTTAACTCACTACCATCACCCCATACTGGAATTGGGTCCATCTTATCTGCTACTTTTCTAATTGTTGCAGGAGTAACATGACACTTATTGAAATCATACTTATCATGTGGTCCAAATAAGTTTGCAGGTCTAATAACCGTACACTTCATTTTAACCGGTAAATATTTTGCATATAATTCACATTGAACTTCTGCATATCTTTTCATCCAACCCACAGGGAAGTATACAGGATATGGTTCATCAAATAAGAAATCTGTTTCCACTACCGGCTTATCTCCTTTTGGTGGATAGACTGTATTAGATGATAAGAAGATGTAATGTTGAACCTTATTTCTCCAGCTGGCATCAATTAGGAAATTATTCATTGCTACATTTGGTGTAACATGTGCCAATGGGTCAACTACTGTGTCTACTGCATTTGATGTACTTGCTGCACAATGGTAAACTACATCAACCTCTTTAGTTGCATCTAAACAACCATCGTATGTTTTTAAATCAAAGTGAACATACTCTACACCATCAATTGGTTTTCTTACACCTCTTTTGTGTAAATTAACTCTAATGTTTGTGTAACCTTCGTTGTGTAATCGGTTTGTTAAGTTCTGTCCGACTAATCCAGAACCACCTGTAATTAGGATTTTTGAATTTTTATTTATCATATTAAGTTTTTTCTTTTTATATTATTTAAGTTTGCTTCTTCAATTGCTATCTGCTCTGCAATTTCTGCTCTTAGTTTATCTAATTCTAATCTATCATTTTCTAAAAGAGTATCTAAATCTTTTTTAACTTTTTCACGAATTACTAAATTAGCCTGAATCATTTCTGTTTCAAGTTGTTTTCGTAATTTATCTAATCTAACTCTTTCCTTTTGTAACTCAGATTCTAAAAATATTACTTCCGCTTCTTTTGCTTTTTTTAATTTAAGAATTTCTTCTTTTTTTGCATTTTCAAATTCAACATTAACTTTTTTAAGTTCTTTACTTAATGTTGCTCTTAAATTATCAATTCTAATTCTTTCGTTATTAAGTTCTATTTGTTCCTGATCTATCTGCTTTCTATCATAGTATATTTTACTACGTTCTTGCATTATTTTTTCTCTTTCTGCTTTTAATAATGCTTTTTGTTTTTCTAAATATTCAGTTTCTTTATCTATTTCTTTTTGTGTAATAGGTATCATATGTAATTTTTAATGCTTCATTAAATCCCAATATTGGTAATAATCCTAATTCTTTTTGTTTTGCAGTATCCATTTGTCTTCTCATATCACCATTTGGTTTACTAATATCCCATTTTATAGATATATTTTTTCCACTAATTTTTATTAATTGTTCAATCATAGATTTAATTGTGATTTCTTCACCTGCACCAAAATTAATCGTAGTATGAATTTGTCTTTCATATAATGATAAAATTGCGTTTGCAACATCACCTGCGTAAACAAAATCTCTAATTGGTGTACCATCACCCCATGCTTCAATTTCATTCTCTGCTTCAAATACTTTTTTACATTGAGTTGCAATTACGGTTCCTGTTCCATCAAAATTATCATATTCACCAAATATGTTTGCTGGTCTTATGATTGCCCAATTTGTATAATTGTATTGAACTTTACATGCTTCTAATAAAACTTCACCCATTCTTTTACTCCAACTTGGAAACCAATCTGCTTCGGATGGTAGTGTTTTCCATACACTATCTTCTACAAATGTTTCTGCTGGTGCGTATACACCAACTGAACTTACAAATATCAACCAAATATTATTCTTTGCACATTGGTTGATAATTTCAGTATTGATTTTGAATGATGGATATAAGAAATCTACTGGCTTTTCTTTTGCTCTCAATGGAGAACCTTTAATACCAAAACAATTAAATACTGCATCTGGAGTTTCATAAAAGAAAAGATTTTTAATATTATCTTCTATTGTTAAATCCATTTCATAAAATGTAAATCTTTCTGATGTTGGTAGGTTTTCCGAATGTCTCATATCAACACCCACTACTTCATATCCCGCGGTTAAACATTTTTTTACTAAGTGTATTCCAACCAATCCACTACAACCTGTTATTAAAACTTTTTTCATACTAATTTATTAATTTTGAGTATACACTATGGAATACATCGTTTCTATCAAATGATAGAAGTAATTTTTGATTTTGTTCAATTCTATCCATATCAAAGTTAGGTAATTTTTTATTAACTTCAAAGTATTTAAGTAGTTTTCTTATTTCCTCAAAGGTTTTTACTAATCTTAAAGCTGGATATTCTTCTTTATCTAAATATTCATAATTTATAAAAGGTGGTACATAAAACCCCATATCTTCTAAAATTTTTGTAGTATGTCTAGGTCCTATAACAATGAATGGATGACAATTTGCAATAGGTCTTAAAACCTTTTCTGATATCATAATATCTCTTTCAAAATACTTAGTTTCTAATACTATTGAAAACATTGTTTCTGCATATAACCAAGCATCATTATTCCAATTATGTAAAAGGTTTTCTACATATCCAGGATCATCCTTTCTAACATCTACCGAAATTTCTTCATGTATTCCTTCCTCTATAAATACTTTTTTATAATCTTCCAATTCTTTAATTCCCATAGTTGGATAATGTGCAACGTGTTCATATGGAAACTCCAAAAAAGATATGTTGTTATCGTGTATTATATTTTCTGCTCTACAAAAGTTATAAAACCAAAATCTATGATTTCTTTTTACATTTCTATTAAATGATAATATTAATTTATCCTTTATAGTATTTTCATAAAGTTCTCTATTACATACACTAAATATACTTCCATCGTTTTTAAAATTATGATCTAAATCGTATGTTAAAAAACTAAAAAATGTATGATTTCCTTTTGCAAAATCATTAATATTATAACAAGGTGTAATTGTATAAATTTGATTATAGTATTTGTTTTGATTTATCCAATTATAAAATTTAGGATAATAGCCTGATTCATGAAAACTTACAAATAATATTTTATTACCTTTTTCTAAAATAGTATCATAGTGTGGTAAATATTCTTGTAAATCCTCCATATGTACTTTAGGTGTAACTAAATAGTAGTTTTCATCTGCACCTTCTAATATAGGTTTATTTGTAAGAACAATTTTTAAATCTTTATGATTAAATACAACAACATAATTTGGTGTTCCATAATGTGCTCTTAAAAATATTTCATTGTAACTAGATTGTATCTGAGTATCTCTAAGTATATCTAATATTTTAATGTAATTATTTTTGACAATTTCATTATTAAAATCAAACTCTTTTACACCATTTGGTAGAGGTATTAAATTATCCCCTATCCAATTTTCCATATAAAAATTAATTACTTTCATTTTTCAAAAATTGAACTATATAGTTTTTTTATAGATTGCTCCCCTGAATATGTTTTACATAAATTTGAATTATGTATTACTTCCTCTTTACTATCCATAAATATTTTATGTAATTTTTTCTTATCGTTTAGTTCAGTTGTTAGTTTTACTACCGCCTTCATTCGTTCTGTATGATCAAATATTTTATCATAACTTTCATCAAAATATTTATCAAATGTTTTAAATCCTTTTTCTTTTAACATTTCTAAATATAATGGTCCTGCTAATGCAATAAATGGATGAAAATATCTCAATGCTTTAACTCCCTTTTCGGAAACCTGACATGATGTAAATGCTGATTCCGTAAGTAAAGTCATATATGTTCGTAAAAAGGATGGATCGAATGTTGGTTTTACCCAATCAATCCAACCATAGTGAACTCTTTTTCCATTTGCATAATAAGTAGAATCATCAAATGTATCTATATTATCAATTTTAATAACTCCCTTATCTTTTATTACCTGCATCCATTTCATGTTATCTGCAAACTCTTGCTCTGTTGTAAATGTAGGAAACCCTCTATAACCATCTTGTCCTCTTTCAATTTCTCTATCATATGGAAATATCATAGAGTATAAACAATCATCTAATACACCATTCTTTTCTAATTCCGCTAAATACCAAAATCTATGATCTTTGAATACTGAACGATTGAACATTAAAAAATTCTTTTCTCTTTCTCCTTCATAGTTTAACACATCACCATCATATGGATTGTGTGAATATGCACTACATGCTAAACTAAATAAATAATCTACAAAATTACAATTAATTTTTTCAGTAATATTATGTTCTTTACACCACAAATCATGTTTTAAATTCACATTATGATCTGCGTTTGCATAATGTATTTGTTTTGGATTTATATCTAATTCTTTACAACTATTATAAATTTTTTCAAAAAAAGATTCATAATGAACACCACCTTCGTGAAATGTTGAAATTATTATATCTAAATGTCCTAAACTAGTTGCTCTTATAATTTCAGAATTTAAATTTAATAATGGTCTTCGATTAGATTGTGTTTCTACTACATCTTTTACCGTTATTGATGGTGTTTGAAATAAAAAATCTTCGTTTCCAAATAAGTTTATAGGATAAAAGTTTCTTTCATTTGGATTTATACGATTAAATGAAACCAGATTTATTTCAAAGTTTTCTCCTTCGTATTCAAATGTATATTGTTTATCATTTATTTTTGTAAAACTTTCTAATATATTTTCTCTAATAGTTCTAGTATAAAAAATATTAAAAGTTATATCTTTATGTTTTGATGATAAATTTATAACATTATGATGGTCTGTAAATCCTCTTGTAAAGAATTCATTAGTTGACACTCCATGTAATTCTATTTGCTGAAGTGTACTTTTATATGCATCCTCAGTTAATCCATTAGGAAATATTACACCATCTACTTCG